GTTGAAGTCTGATGAAAGTGGTGAAAAAACCAACCGTTCTTATGGAACGGTTTCCTTATCGTTATATTCAGGTCGGTACTTTGGAAATCAATGGAAAACCTGACTGTCGCATTCAAAAAGTAGATTCCTATACAGGTAGGTATAGAGATATGTATCTCTGTGATAATGAAATGCAACTTATGACTGCGATGGAAGACTTTGATTATACTTGCTGGTTGGATCCCGATAGGGTTCCTTGTTATATTAAAGACGATGAAGAAGACACGGATGGTCTATAACAGCACTGGTCGGTGATGAAAAACCCCTTATGTCTAAAACAAGTATCTTAAGGTATCTTGGAAACTTTCTCCTCTTACTTGGTTATCAAATCATGTTATGGGGAGATTTTAAAAATGGTTTGATAATTAAGTTTATCGGGGGACTCCTTGGTATTCCTTTTGCTATCAAACTTAAACTTTGGGACGTGCTATTTCTGATAGCATTCTTTGGTATCACCGAAATATCAAAGTTAACCCAACTTTTCTTGGTTTCCTAAAACCAAGTGGTGGAGTCAATCTGACCCCTTCTGGTTTCTTTCTTTCCCATAAAAAAGCAAGTGGTGCGGATGGGACTCTCTCCCGCCTGGTTTCTTGTTTCCAGTCAAAGAACAAGTGGCGAGCCTGAGCATATGAAGGTGGGTTGCATAAACTCACCTTTTTTAGTATAATAAAATAAAATAGATCTCAATATGAAAATCGGATTTAATTGTAGTTCATTTGACTTGTTTCATGCCGGTCATGTTACGATGCTTAAAATGGAAAAAGAAATGTGCGACTATTTGAAAGTCGCACTTCAAGTAGATCCTACTATAGACCGTCCTGGAATCAAAAATAAACCAACACAATCTGTCTACGAACGATATGTTCAATTGCAAGGATGTAAGTATGTTGATGAAATTCTTGTATATGAAACTGAGGCTGATCTACTTAATTTAATTAAAACGCAAACAATCCATGTTAGATTTCTGAGTGAAGAGTATATTGACATCGACTTTACTGGAAAACAGTATTGTGTTGACAATGGCATTGAACTTTTCTATCATTTGAGAAGACATCAATATTCTTCCACAGAACTTAGAAATAGAGTATATTTGCTTGAGAAAGAGAAGAAAGAAAAAAATTCTTCAAACGAAAAAGTTCCATATCAATACTCTCCGGAACTTTTAGAAAAATATTCTTTAAGGAACGATTGACAATGACTATTTTAGTTACTGGTGGAGCTGGATTTATTGGAAGTAATTTTCTCCATCACTTACTTACCTGCACAAATGAAGAAATTATATGCATAGATAACCTAAGTTATGCTGCCGATTTGCGTAATATTCCAGATCCTGTAAAACTTTATACTACTGATATTGCAGATGAGCATAACTGTGAATATGTTTTCAAAAAACATAAACCATCAATAGTATTTCATTTTGCCGCAGAAAGTCACGTAGATAATTCAATTCAAAATTGCACCCCATTTGTTCATACGAATATCAATGGAACAGTTAATCTTCTAAATCTATCTGTGAAATATGGGATTCAGAAGTTTATTCACATTTCAACGGATGAAGTTTACGGATCAATTGATGATGGATATTTCACGGAGAAATCAAACTATGCTCCTAGAAATCCATACTCTGCATCTAAGGCGGCAAGTGACCACTTTGTAATGGCATATCACAACACATATGGATTGCCAGTAGTAATTACAAACTGTTCTAATAACTATGGTCCGAGACAATACCAGGAAAAGATGATTCCTAAAACCATCTCTAATCTTTTATCTGGTAAAAAAGTTCCTGTTTATGGTGATGGTAAGCAAGTTCGTGATTGGTTGTATGTTCAAGATCATTGTGAGGCATTGATTGAAGTATGGTTAAAGGGGAGAGTTGGGCAAAAATATAATATTGGTGGTGAATGTGAAGTTCGCAATATTGATCTTGTTCGTATGATTCTTGACCGTATGAATTATACTGAAGATATGATAGAATATGTTCAAGATAGACCTGGACATGACCGTAGATATTCAACTGATATTACTAAAATTCGACATGAATTAAAATGGTCTCCAAGATTTTCTATAGAACAAGGTCTTAATGAAACAATTAAATGGTATTCCCAATTATGAATGATACTGCTGTTTTAGTTACAACTTATTGTGCTGGTGAGCATGAAGAGATTCAAAGAAAGATGACCAAAACAATTTGCAAAAATTTATTTGAATCTGGTCACTTTGTTGTTCTTGCGTCACATTCTCCAATAGATTTGGATACACAAAAATACTGTCATATATTTTTGTATGATTTTGATAATAGTTTTTCTGTAAATGGGATTCCTTCAAATCATAATCAAAATCATGGTATTGCAGAACTAAGGTTGTTTCATGATGCACTAGACATATTGCCTAAAAACTTTAAATATGTTTTTAAACTTGCTTATGACAATAATCCAGATCTGGATTATCATGACATAATTTCTAAATGTAGAGAAACTAATAAAAGATTAGTCACTGGAAAATGGGGTAATGATACTACCTTCGGTCTTCATACATGTTTTTTTGAAGTTGACTTTTTTAGGGAAACTTTTTCTTGGGATGAACTCTATCGTTTTGAAAATTCAGTAAATATAGAACATGTTTGGTTTGAATCTGTAAGAGACAAAAATCTATTAGAAGAAACTCATCGAGAAACATACCATACTCCTCCTTATTTCTTCGGATATTACATCAATGATTATTCTAATGATGGGGGAAAAAGTGTTCAAGATTATCCGCATAGTTAATTAATCTTATATGAATGCAATTGAAACCAAACTAAAAGATGCATATTTAATAACAAATAATATTTTTTCTGATGATAGAGGATCTTTTAGAGAATCATTTAATCTTCGTGAGGTTCAAAAAATTATTGGAAAATATGAATTTGTGCAAGACTGTCATTCTATTTCTTCAAAGAATGTAGTTCGTGGAATGCATTATCAAATTCAACATGCACAGGGGAAACTTGTAAGATGTATTGTTGGGGAAGTGTACGACGTTATAGTTGATATTCGTAAGAGTTCTCCAACGTTTGGTCAATGGTTTGGTGTCATTCTTTCTCCTGGTTCTACGCAATTATGGGTTCCTCCTGGGTTTGCTCATGGTTTTAGATCTCTCGTAGATAAATCTGAAGTTCTTTACAAGGTTACTGACTATCAGTACATAGAATATGAAAGAACTTTAATGTGGAATGACTCAGATTTAAATATTGATTGGATGGATGACTTCTCTCCAGTCTTATCCGAAAAAGATCGAAAAGGAAAGTATTTTATTGATTGTGACAAGTATGAGTAGAATATCTGTTTTTGGAGGAAAAGGGTTTATAGGAAATACTTTTTGCAGTTTATATCCCGAAGAAACTATTATCGTCCCAAGAGAATCAAGAAATTTTGATACAAAAGAAGTTCTTTACTTTATAAGTACAACTACTAATCAAAATGTTTTTAAAGATCTTCATATTGACATCGATACAAATTTAAAAATATTTGTAGATTTTCTTTCAAACTGTAAAAATAGAGATGTGACTATTAACTTTATAAGTTCTGGATTTGTTTATGGTAATGATATTATAGATGCAAAAGAGTCTGATTGTTGTAATCCAACAGGATTTTATTCTATTACTAAGAGATGTGCTGAACAACTTTTAATATCTTTTTGTGAAACTTTTAAAATCAAATATCGTATTTTTAGAATCGGTAATGTTTATGGGTTAGATAAAACAATTTCTCCAGGAAAAAATGTTCTTGCATATATGGTAAGACTTTTAAAAGAAGATAAACAAATTAAACTTTATGATGGTGGAAATTTTTTAAAAGATTATATGTTTGTTGAAGACGTATGTAGATCAATAAAATTAATAATAGATTCGGGGAACATCGATGAAATTTATAACATATCTTCTGGTGAATCATTTTTCTTTAGAGAAATTATTAATACTGCAAAATCAATCGTCAATAGTTTGAGTGAAATTGTAGATGTCCCTATGCCATTAGATCAAGAGTTTATACAGATTAGAAATATGACATTGAATATAGACAAGTTGAATCTTCTTAATTTCTCCTGCGAAATGAAATTTGAGAAGGGTTTGCAAATGATTTGTGATATGGTATAATAGTAAAAAATAATTGTTTGTTGATGAGCCTATCTAAAACTTTAGTAGTAAGCAACCATGCAAATCATGACTTAGAATGGTTAAAGATAACTTATGAATATGGTTTTTCACCAGAAAATATTATCATCTATGATAGAACTCCAGATGATTTTCCTCAAAAATCAAAAATAGATCATTTAGGAAAAGTAATAAAATCTCCAAATGTAGGATCAAATCCTTATGATATTGGTAGATATATTTTTGATCATTATGAAGATCTTCCTGATATGATGATTCATATTAAAGGAAATCTTTTGCAGAAAAAATACACAACTGAAGAAAAATTTATCTATGCCTTAAAATCTAATTGGTTTGTTCCGATTGATGGTGGAACATTGTGCGATTCTTATTTTCCTTATTTTGTAAATGATAATTGGTTTGCACAACCTATGGAATGGGAAGATAGAATAGAGAGTGAGAAGTCAGAAGAGATTAAAAATATGAAAGTCTATCCTAGAATTTCTAGTCTTAGAGAATTCATCCAAGATCTTTTTATTATAGATACTATTCCTAAGTTTCTTAGTTTTGCTCCAGGAGCAAATTATGCCGTACCTAAAAACTGTATTTTGAAGTACAGTAAAAACTTTTATAAAAAAATGATGCACTATACGGATTATAATAACAATCCAATTGAATCTCATTGGTTTGAAAGAATCTTGCAAATGGCATGGCAAGGTTGTCTTCAAGAAAATTTTTCTTACACAGTAGAATGAATATGAAAGAACAAGTAAAACAATTTATTGATGGATTATTTGACAGTCAAGAAGATTTTTTTCCATATCTTTACAATAACGATTATGTAAAGGGGGAAAGTAATATTTTTTACTCTGGTCCTTATTGGGATAATCAAGAAATTGAAGCAGCTCTTAAGACCTTCTTTACGGGCAAATGGCTTTCTTCTGGTGAAAGTGTTAATAGGTTTGAAAGAGAGTTTTCAAAAAAGTTTAATTTTGGTTATTCTGTAATGGTGAACTCTGGGAGTTCTGCAAATTTAGTTATGATTGCGGCTCTCAAAAAATATTTTGGTTGGAAAGATGGAGATGAAATTATTGTTTCTGTTTGCGGTTTCCCCACAACACTGAATCCCATTATCCAAAATAATTTGAAACCAGTATTTGTTGATATTGATTATCAAGATCTAAACTGGGATTTAGAACAAATTAGAAAGAAGATTACTCCAAATACAAGGGCATTATTTTCATCACCTGTTCTTGCAAATGCATATGACTATGATGAAATTTTGAATATCTGTGATGAATATGGTATTCATCTAATCGCAGATAATTGTGACAGTTTGGGTAGCAAGTGGAAAGGTAAGTATCTTACTGATCATGCTGTTGCTGCATCTTGTTCTTTCTACCCTGCACATCACATTACCACAATTGAAGGTGGTATGGTATCTTCTAATATTAAAGAAGTTGTAGATCTTGCTCGTAGTTTTGCTTGGTGGGGTAGAGACTGTTATTGTGTGGGATCCCAAAATCTTTTGAGTTGTGGTACTTGCGGAAAACGATTTGATAATTGGCTAATTGGATATGACAAAGTTGTTGATCATAAGTATGTTTTTGGTCAGATAGGATACAATTTAAAACCAATTGATATGCTTGGTTCTATTGGATCTGTTCAACTTAAGAAGTTTGATGAGATTCATTATCTTCGTAGATATAATAAGTCAAGACTTCATAAGATTTTTGAAACTATTCCTGGAGTTCGTGTTGTTGATGAATTGCCAAATGCCGAAACAAGTTGGTTTGGTGTTCCTATTATTTGTGATGGGGATAAAACTGAACTTGTTAAATTCCTAGAAGATAATAAAATTCAAACTAGAAATTATTTTGCAGGTAATCTTCTTATACATCCTGCTTATAGACATTTAGAATCAGCATTTAATTATCCAAATGCGATGAAAGTTTTGGATAATGTATTTTTTGTTGGTTGTTCTCCCGTAATTACCGATTCTATGATAGAATATATAGAAGAAATTGTTAATCTCTACAAAACTGGACATCATGAGTAATTATAAGAAAAAGGCACTTGTTCTTGGTGCTGGTGGATTTATTGGGAGTCATATGGTAAAAAGACTCCGATCTGAAGGATATTGGGTTCGTGGTGTAGATTTAAAGAGACCTGAGTTTTCTCTTACTGAAGCAAATGAATTTGTTAGTGGAGATCTTAGAGATGTAGACTTTGTTCGTCGTGTCCTTGAGTATAAAGGTGATCGTGGAAACTTCTATCATTCAGTTCCTTACCGTTATATTCAGGCATTTGATGAAATTTATCAGTTTGCTGCTGATATGGGTGGTGCAGGATTTGTTTTTACTGGTGAGAACGATGCAGACATTATGCATAATTCAGTTACTATTAATCTGAACGTTCTTGAGATGCAACGTCATATGAATGAAAGACTTGGTAAAAATAACACCAAGATCTTCTATTCTGGTTCTGCTTGTATGTATCCAGAGTACAATCAATTGGATCCTGATAATCCTGATTGCAGTGAAGACTCTGCATATCCAGCAAATCCAGATTCAGAATATGGATGGGAAAAACTCTTCTCGGAGAGATTGTATTTTGCCTATCATCGTAATTATGGTATTCCAGTTAGGGTTGCTCGTTACCACAATATTTTTGGTCCAGAAGGAACCTGGGAAGGAGGAAGGGAAAAGGCACCCGCAGCAATCTGTCGCAAGGTAGCATACCTTCCAGAAGAAGGTGGTACGATTGATGTGTGGGGTGATGGAAAGCAAACTCGTTCTTTTCTTTACATTGATGAGTGTATTGAGGCAACTCGTCGTCTGATGGATTCTAACTTTATTGGTCCAGTCAACATTGGATCTGAAGAGATGGTGACAATTGATCAACTGGTTGATACTACTGCTAAAATTGCTGGTAAAACAGTTGATAAGCATTATAAACTTGATGCACCTCTTGGTGTTCGAGGACGTAACTCTAATAACGATATAGTTCGCAAAGAACTTGGGTGGGATTATTCTCAAACTCTAGAGGAGGGTATTGCTAAGACTTACGATTGGATTGTGGGGCAAATAAATGCAAAAGCATAAATTTAATCTTGTTGGAAATACTTTTAATTATATTGATGCTCCTAGATGTTCAGTAGCAGGGAAAATTTCTAAATTTACCGAATGGGTTGATGAGGGTGGGGATGGAACTTTTTATATTGATGCTTCTATTGGACTAGCATTAGACGATTCGAATGATTCGCAATCCGGATCAAAATATGCTTGGATTCTTGAATCTGCTGCAATTCTTCCTCAAATTACTGATTGGGTTAAAATGAACTCTGATCTAGTGATGAATACTTTTGATATTATTTTTACTCATAATCAAGAACTACTTGATATTAATTCTGATAAATTTAAGTGGGTCCCTGCACAAGGAACTTGGATTAAAGAACCTAAGATCTATGAAAAAACAAAAATAATTTCTATGATCTCTTCAAATAAAAATATGTGTGCAGGACATCGTAATCGTCTTGAATGGGTGGAAAAATTTAAAGACCAAGTTGATTTTTTTGGTAGGGGATTTTCTACAGAAATTGAAACTAAAGAAGAAGGTCTATGTGATTATATGTTCTCAATTGCGATTGAGAATGCATCTTATGAAACTTACTTTACCGAAAAACTTTTGGATTGCTTTGCCACAGGAACTATTCCTGTCTACTATGGATCTCCAAACATTGGAGACTATTTTAACAAAGATGGTATTATTGATTTAAGTGAAGAGTTTGATGTTTCTGATGAAATCTATTATAGTAAAATGGATGCAATCAAAGATAATTTGGAAAGAACTAAAAAGATGGAAGTATTAGAAGATTTTATTTGGGAGACTTATTTTTCATGACTAAAGAATTTTATAATAGGGCTGCATCAGAAGGAAAAAACCCTATGTATTATGTTTATGAATATTTTGGTATTCAAAAAGATTGTAAGTATTTTGTAGAAACTGGAACTAATTTTGGTGGCAGTATAGAAGTTGCACTTGAACTTGGATTTGAAAAAGTTTTAAGTTGTGAGTTTATGCAAGATAGATATGAATATTGTATGAATAAATTTGAAAAAAATAATAATGTATTTCTTTGGAATGGATTATCTATTGATGCCCTTCCCGAAATAATTTCTAAACTTGATAAAAAATGTTTGTTTTGGCTTGACGCTCATGCTGAAGGTGGTGGTGTTCCTACATTTGAAGAACTTGATATAATTAAAACATCGGACATTAAAACTCATAATATTTTAATTGATGATATTCCTGAATACTTTTCAAATACTCTTGAACACCTGAAACAAAAAATCTTAGAGATCAATCCTGAGTATAAATTTATTGATTTTAAAACTAATCATGGTGCAGATTGTGATGTTCTTGGTGCCTATGTAGAGGAAAGTTGATGAGTGATAAAGTTTGTATCATTAAGCAACCCGCAGGAATAGGGGACATTTTTTTCTGTCAGAAAATCGCACAATCGGTTAGAACAGAAACCAAATATAAAAAAGTTATTTGGCCAGTAGCATCAACATATTCTTATTTGAAGGATTATATGATTTCAGATGGTGTTGAGTTTGTTGATGAAAATCAAGAATTTCCCTGTAAAGAAATTTACAATTCAAATAGTTTGTATATGGAACAAACTGATGAATATTTGTTTGTTCCACTTCAAACATCAGACTATATTCAAAAAGTATGTAAATGCCATAATAACAACTTAGCACATGGGCATATGAAATATGATTTTTGTAATGTTGATTATTCTGATTGGAAGGATTATTTCAATTTCAAACGAAATGATGAAAGGGAAACTTCCTTAATCGAAAGAATTGGTGTTGACATTACAAAACCATACAATCTTATTAATAAAAATTCTGGAACATATCCTAATTTTGGAACTAGAGATGATCTGGTTCCAAATAATGATTATCAGAATATCTATATGGAATTTTATGATGATGTAAATTTATTTGATTGGATTAAGGTATTTGAAAACGCAAAAGAAATTCATACTGTAGAAACATCTGTTTACTATATTTTAGAAAAACTAAATTTAGAAAACGTTCACATTTACGCAAAACCAACACCACAAAATAGAGCAAATGATTTTTCTTATATGAAGGATCATTGTAGTAAAAAATGGAAGTATATTAATTAAAGACTATGAAAGCAGCAGTATTAGTGAAAATTGATGCACCTCTTACAGTGTGCAATGTTGAATTGACCGAACTCAAAGTTGGTCAAGTTCTTGTTAAAGTTCTTGTAAGTGGTCTATGTGGAGCTCAACTTCATGAGATTAGGGGGCATAAAGGAAATGCTAAGTTCCTCCCCCATCTGATGGGACATGAAGGATGTGGAGTTGTTGAGGCTGTCGGAGATGGCGTGACAACTGTTAAAGTAGGTGATAGGGTTGTTATGCACTGGAGACCTGGATCTGGTATTGAAGCACCATTTCCAAGTTATGTTCTTGATGGAAAGACAATGAGTAGTGGTAAGGTTACTACTTTGAGTGAATATTCTATTGTTTCTGAAAATAGGTTGACTGTAGTTCCTCAGGATACTCCAGCAGAACTTTGTGCTATTCTCGGTTGTGCCCTTACGACTGCTATGGGCATTATTGATAATGAAGTTGATCTTAAATTTGGTGAGAGTGTTGCCGTTATCGGAACTGGGGGAGTTGGACTGAATTTGATTCAGGCAGCAGCAATGAAGAGTGCCTGTCCTATTATCGCGGTGGACAATAATCCAACCAAGGAACAGATGTGTCTTGATATTGGTGCAAGTAAGTTCTATACTTCTATCGATCAAATTGAAGGGAAAGTTGATATTGTAATTGATACGACAGGAATTCCTGAAGTTATTAGTCAAGGTATCTCCATTCTTTCAAACACAGGTAGAATGATTCTTGTGGGTCAACCTGCTCCAGGAAAGTTTGTTGAAGTGATGAATGCCGTTAATCTTTTCAATGGAATCGGACAAAGCATTAAAGCAACGCAGGGTGGAAAAACGAATCCTCAGGAAGATATACCTCGTTATATTAAACTATATAAGGAAGGACTATTGGATGTAAGTAAATTAATAACACATACATTCACATTAGATCAAATCAATGAAGCATTTGACTTGCTTAAATCTGGAAATGCTGGTAGAATTATGATTAAAATTGTAGAGGAACTTGTATGAGAAAGAAGTGGACTAAGGAAGAACTAATTGCTTTTGAGGATCATATTGGAGATCTATATCTTGATAATAAGCTTCCATTTCTTTTTCATTTATCGGGAGGGAATGAAGATCAACTAATTGAAATTTTTGAGAACATTAATGAAGGTGATTATGTAATCTCAAATCACCGTAATCATTACCATGCACTTCTTCATGGTATCCCTCCTGAAGATGTTGAAGATAGAATTCTCAATGGTAGGAGTATGTTTATCTATGATAGGCAACGTAACTTCTTCCTTTCTGCCATCATTGGTGGAACTCCTGCCATCGCTGCAGGTATTGCTTGGGCTCTAAAACGTAAAGGTTCTAAGCAAAAAGTCTGGTGCTTTGTTGGTGATGGTACTGAAGATAACGGACATCTTGCTGAGGCAATCCGTTATGTTGATGGTTGGGATCTTCCCTGCACCTTTGTGATTGAGAGTAATGATAGATCCTGTGAAGCATCCAATGCAGATCGTTGGGGAAAAACTGGACATCCTGAATGGAATTCTCCATCCGTAATTCGATATAAGTATACTTGTACTTATCCTCACTGCCGTAAACCTGGAATGATCGATCTCTCCAAGGCAGTTAAAAAGACTGATGAAGAGTATTTCCCTCTTCTTCCTGAGTTTACTTATCCCGAATATCCTGAACTTGATGGATCTGACATTAGCTACAAGGATGCTATCGTTCAATCAATGAATGAACTTGGTGAACAAGGTGCAATCTTTATCGGATATAATGTTGCATATGGTGATGCAATGGGTACTCTTAAGGGTGTCCCCGCAGAACAAAAACTGGAAACTCCAGTTGCCGAAAACCTGATGGCAGGACTTGCTATCGGTATGTCATTTGAAGGATTTCTTCCCGTTCTCTATTACGAACGTCATGACTTTATGTTAGTTGCTGCTGATGCAATCATTAATCATATCGATAAGATTGAAAGAATTTCTCATGGAGAATTCAAAGTTCCTGTGATTATTCGTGCAGTGACTGCTGATGCTGGTCCGTTCTATTCGGGAATTACCCACTCGCAGGACTTTACTGAAATGTTCCGATCTGCAGTAAGTTTCCCTGTCATTGATCCTGTAACTGGTATTGATGTTCTTAAAGCAGTTCGTGGTGCTGTTGAGAGTGGAAAACCAATGATGTTGATTGAAAGAAAATCTAGGTACTGAGTGTTTATATGAAAACTTATATTTGCACAGGTATTGGTGATATGATGTCCTTAGATGCTGTGATATCACCAGAAGAAAAGGAAAGTATTACTGAAATTTATTGGGGTTGTAGATTCGGTAAAAATTTAATTCCACTTTTTGAAAATAATCCAGAATACCCCAATCTTAAAAAACAGCATGTGATCGACGATGAAGTTGGTAAGAAAGCAATGTCAACTCTAGATCCAATTGCAGTTCCTTTCTGGCATTTTAGACCAGATATCCCTAAAAATCTTCAAGTGGGGTTAAAATTATTTGGTATTGAAAATGAAGAAATTCAACTAGTTGATGCAGCAGCAAGATTCCTTGATGTTGGTAGAATGGTTAGATCTGGAAAAGATCTTAGTGAATTTTATTATGGTTCTTCTCTAATAAGAAATTCTAAAAATCCAGAATTAGGAAACTTTATTCTTTTTCATTATCCAACATCAACTAGACCAAGGAATGACATATCTACAATAGACTCTTCTGATTGGGAGTTTGTTGAGCAATTATCAAATACTACAGGATTAAAAGTTATTGTAGTATCTGATTGTGAGATTGATGTTCCTCTAACAAATTATTCTTTATTGATTAATCCAGACATTAAATTTATTGTGGATTTAGCATCTTATTGTGATTATTATGTTGGATGTGATTCTTTTTGTGGAATTCTTTCTTCGAATAGACTTCCAAAAGAAAAAATATATATGAAGACCCATGATAGAAATATTAAACAAAATGTAGGTGCTGAATCTGCATATTATTCCTGTCATTTTCTTCCACATCCTCCGAATGATATTGCTTATTTTTATAAACCTTATATTGGGGAACCGTGAAAAAAATTTTAGTTATTGGTGAAAGTTGTAGAGACATTTTTGTATATTGTAATTCCAATAGATTGTGTCCAGAGGCACCTGTTCCAGTTCTGAACATTGTTGATCAGAGAGAGAATCCTGGAATGGCTGGTAATGTCCGTAGAAATATTGAGAGTATATATGGAAAAGTTGATATCCATACTAATAGAGATTGGTATGAAATAACTAAAACTAGATATGTGCATCAAGAAACCAATCACATGTTTTTTAGAGTCGATACTACTCAGGAAATAAAGAGAACAAATGTTAAAAAAATAGATCTAGATTGTGAAGTGGTTGTTATTTCTGATTATAATAAAGGATTCCTAACAGAAGAAGATATTGAATATATTTGTTCTAATCATGATAATGTTTTTATAGACACTAAAAAAATTCTTGGTAGTTGGGTAAACAAAGCGAGATTTATAAAAATTAATGATGTTGAATATAATAATTCAAAATCTTTTCTCACTAAAGAATTATCAGAAAAAATAATTCACACTATGGGAGGACTGGGATGTGAGTATAAGGGAAAAAGATATCCAACAAAAAAAGTAGAAGTTAAAGATTTATCAGGTGCTGGGGATACATTTATATCTGCATTTGTTGTTAAATTTTTAGAAACCGATGATGTTGGAGAAAGTATTAAATATGCAAATTTATGTGCTTCAAAGGTGGTTGCACAAATGGGAGTGGGTGTGATATAATATAAAAAACATAATTGAATACCGACAAATGGCAGGAAATTTGATTATACTTACTGGATCTCAAGGATTTATTGGAAAAAACTTCAAATCCAAATTAGAAAATATTATAGAACTTGACAAACATAACTGTTGGGAATTTTTGGACACTTTTGATAAATGGGATGAAGTATCACTCATCCTTCATCAAGGTGCAATTTCTTCAACGACAGAAACGGATATTAATAAGATCCATAGATGGAATGTTGATTATACTCTTCGTTTGTTTGAGTATGCCATTCAGTATCAAATTCCAGTTAAATATGCTTCTTCTGCATCAGTCTATGGGACTATGGATGGAACTATAGTTAATCCGTTAAATTATTATGCAATATCTAAATTGCAGATTGATTATTGGGTGCAGGATAATATAGATAAATTTAAAAGTATTCAAGGATTTAGATACTTTAATGTTTATGGTGATGGTGAGCAGGATAAGGGAGATCAGGCAAGTCCTGTGAGTAAATTTTCTAAACAAATTAAAGATACTGGAAAACTTAGATTATTTGATGGATCTGATTCTATGTTTAGAGATTTTATTTGCGTAGATGATGTAGTCAATATTGTTTTACATAATATTAAGAGTTCTGGTATATATGATCTAGGAACAAGTGATCCAGTAACCTTTAGTTATGTTGCTGATTGTGTTGTAGAAAAATATGGTGGAGAAATTGAAATAATTCCATTTCCAAATAATCTAATAGGAAAATATCAAAATTTTACTTGTGCTCAAAAAGTTTGGGATAATTACAAGTTCAAGACAATAAAGGAATTTTTATCATGAAAACTATTTTTGTAAATGGGTGTTTTGATATTCTTCATCCTGGACATATTGAATTATTTAAAATTGCAAAGTCTCTTGGTGATCGTTTGATTGTTGCTACAGATACTGATCAAAAAATTAAACTTGATAAGGGAAACTCTAGACCTATCAATACATTATCTCACAGAAAGTTAATGTTAGAATCAATCAAATACATTGATATTGTTCTGACTTTTAATACAAATCTTGAACTTGAACGTCTAATAGAATTGTATAGACCGGATATTTTAGTCAAGGGTGGTGACTGGAGAGATGGTGAAATAGTAGGAGGAAAATTTGCACAAGAAGTAAGATTCTTTGATAGATATGGCGAATACTCCACTACTAAATTTCTAGAACAATTTCAAGATCAATTATGAAAAAATATGTTGTTGATATTGATGGAACCATATGTACAACAGTAACTAATGGTGAATATTCGGGTGCTCTTCCAATTTATGATAGAATAGACAAAATAAATAAGTTATATGATGAAGGAAACTACATTGTATACCTAACTGCCAGAGGAATGGGTCGGCATAGTAATAATGCAGATCTGGCAAAAGCAAGATTTTATGACATTACAGAACTTCAATTAAGATTGTGGGGATGTAAATATCATGAATTATTTCTAGGAAAACCCTCTGGTGATTTTTACATCGATGATAAAGGGATTAATTCAGATGAATTCTTCAAAAATTAAATTTGTTCCTAAGGGTTGGGGATTTGAAAAGTGGATTGTCAATAATAAAGAATATTGTGGTAAGTTATTATATTTTGCCAAGGGTAGAAAATGTTCTTGGCATTATCACGTCCTTAAAGATGAAACATTTTATATTCAATCTGGAAAAATTATACTTAGATATAGTGATGATGATGACATTGATACTGCTAGTAAAACAGTATTAAGAAAAGGAGATCACTTTCATATTTACACAGGACTGAGGCATCAAATGTATGCCTTAGAAGATACTGAACTTTTTGAATTTTCTACACAACATTTTGAAGAAGATAGCTACAGACTTTTGAAAGGAGATTGATTCATGATTGGTATGAATTCTTTGGGATCTAACGGTAGACTTGGAAATCAAATGTTTCAGTATTCTGCATTAGTTGGTATAGCAAAAAATAGAGGATTTGATTACTGCATTCCGGATCATTCTCAAGCAACTTGGTTTGATCGTTCTCAAGGTGATGGAATCGTTACTGTATATCATCAACTTCAACATTGTTTTCAAATGACTCATTTGGGTAATAGATTTGGTGAAGTTGATGGTGATACTGTTGAATTGGAACAACATCATTTTTGTCAAGAATTATTTGATGAATGCCCTGATAATGTAACCCTTCATGGACATTTTGAAAGTTATAAGTATTTTGAAAATGTTGAAGAAGAAATTAGATCTGATTTTACATTTAAGTCAAATATATTAGAAGAATCTCAAAAGTTTCATAATAAAAATAATATACAAGATGCCGTTTGTATTAATGTAAGACGTGGTGATTTTATAAAATTTCAAAACTATCATGCTCCTTGTACAGAATCTTATTATTATGAATGTATTAATCTTTTGGGAAAAGATAGGCAATATCTAATTACATCTGATGATATTTTGTGGTGTAAGGAAATATTTAATGGTACTAATTTTATTTTTGTAGAAGAAACACCAGAAAATATTCGTAAAGGATATTTTGATATGTGTGTATCATCTTTGTGTTCTGATTTTATCATTTCAAATAGTACATTTTCTTGGTGGATCGCCTGGTTGAGTACTAATAAAAATAAAAAGGTGCATGTACCTACTCCATGGTTTGGAAAGGCACTCTTACATTTGGACACCAGTGATATGCACCCAGATTATTTTACAGAAATTAAAAGAAACATTGTTGAAGTATGATGGATTTAACTTTTTTGATTCCTACTCGAATTGAGACGGAAGATCGTTTAAGGAATATTATTTCTTCTGTTTCTTATCTTCTTAAGCATATTCCTGCAAAGGTAATTGTTAAAGAAGTATCTAATCATCCTACCTTTAAGTTTAGAGCAATTCCAGAAATTAGAAAGTATGTCGATACTTCTAATCTTGAATATTTGTATGAAGAAAGTTTGAAACCTTGGTTTTGTAAAAGTAAAGTATTAAATGATTTAATCGTTGCATCAAATACAAAAGTCGTAGCAAATTATGATGCTGATGTAATTTTACCCATTCAATCATATTTTGAAGCTTATCAATTGATTGATGAAAAACATGCAGATGTAGTTTATCCCTATCAGTGTGGTGTTTATCAATGGAAAGTAGAATATAATTCGGATATCTGTAATGAGTTTATTACAAATTTGGATACAAAAATTCTAGATAAAAATAAAACACTTCATAACTCCACAATAGGGTGGAGTCAATTTGTAAATCGTCAGATTTATATTGACTCCTTTATGATGAATGAAAATTTTATTTCTTGGGGATGTGAAGATGATGAATTTTACTACCGTATGAGTTGTCTTGGTAAAAGAATTGCTCGTGTGAATAATTATGTCTATCATCTAGAGCATTCGAGAACACTAAATTCTTGGTTTAGTAATCCAAATTTTAATAATAATTATCAATTATGGAATAAAATTAAAACATTTGACAAAAATCAATTGATACAGTATTATAAGAATCAGGACTATCTAAAAAAACGCAGACAAGAATTGATATGATAGGATTTAATGCTCTTGGTAGAATGGGGCGTCTGGCAAATCAAATGTTTCAGTACGCATCTCTTAAAGGTATTGCTAGAAATGTGGGGACAGATATAATTGTTCCTTATTACAAAGATGCAGTAGATGATGGAATTGGTAATAAACTTCGATCTGAACTATTTGATAGTTTTAATCTTAATGTGAGTATTGGTCTGTTGAATAATGGCAATGCTCCTGTAGTTCAAGAAAGATTTTTTCACTTTGATGAGGAACTTTTTAAACTTTGCCCAGACCATGTATCTCTTCATGGATTTTTTCAATCTGAAAAATATTTCAAACATATTGAAACCGAGATTCGTCAAGATTTTGAATTTAATGATGATCTACTTGCTCCATGCAAAGAGATGATTGAATTGGTTGAAAATCCTATTGCTCTTCATATTCGAAGAACTGACTATGTAACTAATAGTGAAAATCATCATAATCTTTCTTTGAAGTATTATGAAGATGCTCTATCTCACTTTAAATCGGATCGAAATATAATCGTCTTTTCTGATGATCCTAAATGGTGCAGTGAACAAAAATTATTTTCTGATGATAGATTTTTGATTTCTGAAAATACTGATAACAGAGTAGATTTATGTCTGATGACTTTGTGTGATGATTTCATCATTGCAAATTCGTCATTTTCATGGTGGGGAGCATGGTTATCTTCCAGTAAAAATAAAAAAGTTATCGCACCTATTGAATGGTTTGGAAAAATAGGTTATACTAAAGATCATGATACTAAAGATTTAATTCCTGATGAATGGATTAGAATTACAGATGGATAAAAATAAATCAATATCTAAAATTAAGGGTCTTCCCCCACTTCTATGGTTGAATTTGGATAATGATACTCATCGTCGTGAGTATATGGAAAATCAATTTAAATATTGGGAAATCGAAAATCACATTCGTATTTCTGGATTTGATGGCAGAGTTAATGATGTATGTGAGCATTTAAGTGGACGTGCTCCAGATAATATGACTGAAAATGAGATTGGATGTTGTATGTCTCATTTGAAGGCAATCAAATACTTTTATGAAAATATGACTAATGATTATGTTCTTATTGTGGAAGATGATGTAGTTATTGATTTGGCAAAGTTTTGGAATTTTAATTGGAAAGATTTTATTTCACATCTTCCCCATGATTGGGATTGTGTACAGTTAACTACAATATCTACCGGAAATATTCATATCAAACTACATCACTACTTTATTAACGATTTTTCAGCTGCGGCATATTTAATCACCAGACATCATGCCTCAAAAATTATTAAAAATCATGTTCGTGGACAAAAATTTAAATTAGATAATGGTGTAAAACCAAGACCTACTTCGGAAGATCTTATTTTTGGATCCGGAAAAACTTATTCAATTCCAATTTTTCTTTATAGTCTCAATCTTGGTTCAGCAATTCATCCTGAACACATTGATATCTATCATAGAGGTAGTCATGATGCACTATTAAATTTCTGGCAGAATCAGGGATGCCAAATGACAATTAAAGAATTGATGGAGTATGATCCCTATCTTGGAAGAATTTCTGAACCAACACAAAGTGCTTGACACCCCTTTATTTTTGCTATATAATTGTGTAACAATTCTTAATGAATTTACAATGACTGTAACGACAAACGAACGTGGGCAGCAAAACATGTTTGCCAAAGAACCCACGATGTACTATGAAAACTATGGGCAGCTAACTCCCAATATGGTAAAGGAGAGGACCAATGGACGCTGGGCGATGGTCGGCATTGTTGCTGGTGCTGTTTCTTATGCTCTCACTGGCAAACTCTTCTTCGGAATCTTCTGATGACTGAAGCACTCTGGACAATAACCACTATTGCTTTTTTTGTGATTTTGGGTTATGCTATTGAGCAACTTTCCGAAACATACTGATGACCGCTGCAATGCTTGGGCAATTTGCTCTTGCCCTTCAAGAACTTGGATGGGACGCTAACGATGAACTCTCAGTTGAAATTGGTGGTGTGGCGGTAACAGGAACTGCTACTAGTCCAACTGCAAATCCAAAGTGGGCAAAACCATTTGGAACAGTATCCTATCAAAACGATGCTTTCATCGTAATTAAAAACAAGTCAAGGAACCCAGTTGTTCCTTCACAACCAAATCCTGACCTTAAACAACAACACCCTTATAATGGAACACTCTCTAATTGAACTGCTGACTTATTATGTTATTGTTGCTGCTCTCTTTATTGGAGCACCAGCAGTATTTTTCACAATTGTCTTTATGCCTGCCCTGATGAATACAAAGGGTGCAGTTGTTGGTTATAAAATTCACCGTGATTATGGTGAAACCTCTATCTATTCTAATGTAAAATAAAGGAGAAAAACAATGAACGAACGTGCAGAACGCATTAATGGTTGGTTCGCAATGATCGGAATCGTTGCCGCAATGGGATCTTATGCCCTGACTGGACAAATTATTCCCGGTGTTTGGTGAAATAATTCTACATAATAATAAACTCTGCTCTAAATAAGGGGCAGAGTTTTTTTTTTGTATATGCCAAGAGGACAATTGACAAAGGACATCATAAAATGTGAGATCCTCAAAATTAAAAGAGATTTGGATAAGGAGTGGATGAATAAATCTGGATATGATCCAAAATGGTTGGCACACCAGTATCTCAACAAAGTCCTGGACAAACTGGAAGAATACAGGGCTTGACACGGACGGGAAACAGTAGTATGATAAATAGGTAAACAAATGTTACGAAATCAAAACATTTCGCAACACTGTGACTCCCACTAACCGAGACCTATGGGGAGTATAAAAACGTCTCTCATATCCCTGCTGAGGGTGCAGGGAGCATAGTATCACCACCATTTCCCTGATGGTCCTACTATTCTTTTCAAACAAATGACTGCTACAATTTCAGTAAAACAACAAGAAAATCTTTGGGAAAAGTATCTCAACTGGGTTACTTCTACCGATAATCGTATATACATCGGCAATTTTGGAACCTTGATGATTCCAACATTGCTCGCAGCAACAATCTGCTTCATCATCGCATTCATCGGTGCTCCTCCCGTAGACATTAACTAATCGGTGTCCCTTACTCGTAAGAGTATTGACGAAACTGGGTGAATTGCTGGAAACCGAAAGGCAATCAGCAGCCAAGCCTCAAGTACACTTGAGGAAGGTTCAGAGACTACCTGAGGGGTTTAGTCCCCTTAATAACAGGTTTAAGTGCCCAGCCCCTTCTATGAAGGGTGAAGATATAGTCCACACATCTACAGTTGACAAAAGTTTGCGAATGCTGTATAAATAATACAGTAGAAGCAAAACTAAAATGTTAAACTTGTCCGAAACTGAAATTGCTTGGATTGCTGGAATATTGGAAGGTGAAGGATACTTTGGAATAGACAATCGTTCCAAAGACCGTTATGAGGTTTCCAAATCTCCACCAGCACCTTTTATCAAAATTTCTATGGTTGATGAAGATATTATTCAAAGGTTGAGTAAACTTTTAGATAAATCTTATTTTTCACCATCAAGAAAAACTGTAAAAGACAAACAAGTTTATACACTTCATATCGGAGAGAAAGAAAAGGTATTATTCATTCTACAAAAAATACTTCCGTATATGGGAGTAAGAAGAGGAGAACGAATAACTGAATGCATTTCTCATCTACAAACTTGGAAAGAGTGGGTAGAAAACGGTGGAAGAGTTGAAAACGCAAAACGAGCAAATCAAATTCGTCAACTGAAACAATCTAAGTCTAATGATATGGTTGTTTGTTAGATGTAAGCGACGGGATTCGTGAACCAGTTGCTGGTTCACTCATGTACGGAAACAACATCATCTCTGGTGCTGTGATTCCTTCG